TGCCCTGTAACATATCCCATACCTCTTATATCACCGCTAGAAGCATGATTTGCAGCGTGATCTTCTATAACATAACCCTGCTTGAACATATCTGGATTAGACTTTGCAAACCAGCGCATAATCTTGCCAGCTTCCGAGTTTGCTTCATTCTCAATATCGGATCCAGTAGAACCTTCCTTCGCAATGTCTTTACCTAATTTACCATTTTCATTCTGCTTATGATGTACAAGCTCATGCGCGACAGAACGGAATATATCCATAGGATGTCTGTTCATAGTAGACACCGATAGTTCATTAGATGATGGATTGTATGCTGCGAATGAATTGTAACCGTCTTCATCGGTCTTATATCTAAGGTTAGGCATAGATTTTAGACCAAGCTTATTAGACGCAAAAGACACGAAAGAGTCCAGCATTGGTGCTAGTTCTTTGCGTGTCACTTCTTCTTTGATTTGTTTGATTGTTTTTTGCATCGCACCAATCTTTTTCTTCATCAACTTGTGAATATCGGCATCATACTTGCCAAAAAGATCGGTGATAAATTCTTTTTGTTTTTTGTTATCAAGCGATACAAATTGTTTACGGAGTTCGGAGGCGGATGTGGCTGGTTTACCAAGAACATTAAATGTAAATGTTGGTGTTACGACAACATATCCTCTCATCTTATCATCACTACCAAATGGCTTAAGCTTCTTTTCGTTGCCAGCATATGGTTGCAGATAGCCTGGTGATCCATCTTTTTTAGGTTTAAATGAAAAACGAGGATCTTCTTCCATATCTTTTTGCGACACAGCAAAGATCAAAACTGTCGTTTTTGGATCAAAGTCTTTCAGGATCTCTTTTGCCATATATGGATTCAAGACCTGTTTAATCTTGCCGGCAGGTACACCAGCAAGTCTCATCATTTGCTTTTTTTCTTGGAAATTAAATGGGCTCTTGGGCGCTTCCACTTTATCAGAGGTAGCAATGTATGCATCGCCAAACTTGTTTTTGAGCCACTGAAAGACCTGAGCATGGCCTTTATGAAAGGGCTGAAAACGCCCAGGATATATTACTAAAGTCTTCATTATTTCCCTCTATAGGAACGTTAATCTATAGAGATATTTAGTAAACTTTAACTTTCGTAGAGATTACGCAGTCTTGTTGATTTTGCAATAGAAATGATGCTTTCAGCAATTGCTTTCTTAGGTAGATATTTTGATACCTTACCGTCTTTGACCAGATAGCCAACAGCCTCTACATCAGGATACATTGCAGCCACCTTGTATAGAATATCCAGATTCTTCTCATGGTCATCCCACATACGAATCCTATCCCACTTACCAGAAGCGAGATACTTCTTTATGACAACTCCCTTATTGATATGTGCTGGTGAGCTAGGCTTAAGCTTAGATAGGTTGCCAGAGCGTTCAATATAAACATGATCAATAGGAAAACCGTGATCACGAAAAGCTTCTATAAACTCTTTATGATCGTCAAAATCTGCTCTAGCAGTAATGATGATAGATTGAGAATTTTCAGATTGGTTCATAACAATACTCTTAGCCCTGTTTAGAACATTGCCGATTGGTTTGAATGTATCACGAAAGATTTTACCAGAACGAAACTGAGAGAAGTCCAACTCTTCACCTTGACCTAGCTTATAGTTATTATACTCACCCGCTGAAAGAGACTTAATTACCTTACCGTCTTTCTTAATGTTTACTTTTGCAGATGTTTTGCCTAAAGTGTCATCGATGTCCCACACATTCAATGTGCGAACTTCGTTCTTATGCTCTTTTAAATAATCACTTAGTTTCATTTGGACCAATTCTTTGTAGCATTAAAGTTTGCTTGTGAAAATTCCAATCGATCTACAAGTTTAACTGCATTACCGATCTTATCAATAGCAACGAATCCTTCCGGTGCTGTTACCTTGAGTCCAGTGGAATCTGTTCTTAGATATGTTCCAACGGAATCTTGGACTTGCTGTAGTTTTTGCACAACCATATTTTTAGCACGAACCAGGAAATTTTGCAAGTCAAATATTTTCTTTAGCTCATTTTTATTTGACTTGTAGAATTCCATGATGATCTTCTTTTCCATCTGGCGCTTTTGCTTCGTGTCAGCCTTCTTTGCTTCCAAAATGGACTTATTCAACTTTTCTTCCACACTGGAAATAAGACCAGCAACATGAGATGTTGTATTTGTGATCTCTTTACCTTCACGAACCTTTAGATTGTTCCACGCTTTAATTGTAATTTTGTATGTATCGTTTGTAGCAATCTGGTTCATTGTGCGAGGAGATATCGTTCTAAACAATGAACCGGCCTGTGATAGAATAGCGTTCAAAGCATCTGTCTCTTGCTTGGTAAATGTAGCAGTACCAGTCGCATCAACGAATGAAGCATCACGATACCAAACATTCTTTGATATCTTCATACCACCAATGTCAGCACCAAACGATGCTTTCATATCGGCCATTGTATCACCGTTATATGTTGTGTGCCAAACAATACCCATCTTCGCAGATGTTATAGATTTAGCAAGACCACTATCAGCAGGAACAGCATATACAATTGTGTTTGGTTGGAATGTAATGTAAAATTTGCCATCAATCTTTTCAGTCTTAAGATCGGATGAAGTGAACATCATATCGCCTTGCATAACACCAGATATGCCAAGCTCAACCAGATACTTCAAAGCGATTTTGAGTTTTACATTTAGTCCTTCACCAGGATGATTCTTGTCTATGTCTGCATTGGTATAATTGAGTTTTGCGTTCTGTGCGAATACACCTTTGGTACCAACAAAGAACTTGCCGTTCTCTGGATTGATACCAGCAAAGATAGCCGGTGCGCCATCCCACTTTGTTGTTAAATTCACTGACCTGCCAGTAGCGTGACCAGCGAGCATATCACGAAGAGACTGTAGAAAGGATATTGCACCTCTTGTGCCAGAAACTCCTCCATTGAGTACCTCGTCCTCCAAGTGTTCTAAGTGAAGGTTCTTACCTTCTTTTGATTCTGTTAGGTAGTCTTGATAGTTGATCATTATACTTCCACTATTACTGCGCCTTTGGGCACGCTATCAGTCACAACAATTCTACCTGCACTATCACCTCTAGATGGAGACTTACCATATATCTTTGGAATTCCACCATTTTCAGCTTCAGGATCAAATCTTTGATCTTCGCGTCTTGCTCTCAAACGAAAATATAATTCATGCGTTTTTGCATATTTTTTAGATTCTGTTAAAGTGCCATTGAAACTAAGAATAGACTTTTTATCATCAAAAGTAGACTTTACATCCATTGGACCAATATACATGTAATCAATTGGTCCGCCCATAGCTTTGTTACCGACTACAATCTTATCTTTTTCTACGTTTGAGATTTTGCCATAAACATCTGGTACCTTATCGCCTTCTTTAAGTCCTATACTTAATAGTTTTTTAAGAGCGGCTTTCATAAATTTTCCAGCAATTCCAGGAACAATAGCTTCTAATCCTCTTAATCCACCACCAGCTAAAGAAGGAGCGGCTTCACCTTTTAAAGATAAATTAACATCTTTCTTATTCTTTGTCAGCAGAATAACATCAGTATATGGTTCTGAACCACTAGACTGTCTTCCAGTATATTTTTTTGCACCTATAACGTTTGTCACTCTGGTACCACCAGCTTCAACAACAATAGGTTCTTTCTTATTTTTCTTCACTGTATTATTAATTGCGTTAACTACGCCTGTTTCTTGTCTTTCTGCTGATACGCCTGCCATAGAATCACTCCATTTTAAAGTATTTATCTACTCCATTTTCCGAGTGGGCATTTAGCAAAAGGTATGAAAGATTTGTATTCCATGAAGCATCCACATTCTTTACATCGCGTAGATTCCTTATCATAGCGTTCACAGGAGTTACAGACTTCTAGTCGTTCTTCTTTGATTATTCTTCTTTGTTCGAATGGGTTCATAATGCAAAAGGGCACCCGAAGGTGCCCGCTTTCTTATCTGTAACAAACACGCTTTTTTACGATCCGATATTCATCAAGATTTTGATCATAAATCTTCTTCTTCTTGTATACACAACGCACTGGTGCTGGTTCTACATATTCCTCATAGATCACGACAGGTGGTTGAGCATAATACACAACAGGCGGCTCAGCATATACCCGATTCCTGTTATTGCCAATTACCTCACCAACAATTAGACCACCAAGTGCGCCACCTAAAACTCCAATAATGACATTTTCGGAGTTATCTGCTCTAGCCGGCATAGATCCTGCAAGCATAGTCACTAGAACTACTCCCGCGATTAAAAACTTTTTCATGACTTCTTTCCCTGTTATGTGGCGGAAGGTGAGGGATTCGAACCCTCGGTACCGATTAAGGTACGTCTCGTTAGCAGTGAGGTGCCTTAGACCACTCGGCCAACCTTCCATTATTCTATTACTCGTATATATGTATTATCTTTGCCATTCTCATCGATTAGACGATATAACCAACGAGCATTTCTTAGTTCAAGTCTAACACAACCATGAGATGCTGGAGTGCCAAGGCGTTCAACTTCACCTGTTGCATGGATTGCGTATCCTTCGTGAAAGAAGATTGACCAAGGCATTGGCGCATTATCATACTTCTTGCTATA